TGAGAGCGCCCGAAACCTTCTGCGGCTTTGCGCTGAAGATCCCATTCCTTTTCAATTGCACTATATTGCTTTTGGAGGGGGGACTTACGGAATTTTTTCACAAAATTCATTTACTTCATCTCCTTGTGGGTGATATTTAATTGGTATGGTATTGAGTAGGGTCTCCACTCGTAACCGCTTACATTATACACTACTTTTTTCTGATGATTTCTTGCAACTTGTATTGCAATTGATCTGGTGTTAGTCCATCGTTTGCACCAGGAGTCTGATCAAATATTGGTTGAATGATTACACGCAAACCAACTGATCGCATTGCATCGTGAGCATCTTTTAGCCAACGAGCAATGTCTACAAACTGTTGTCTATTGTTTTTTGCTATCCTTTGATAGTCATTGTTCTTAAACAAAAGATAATAGACAGTAACAGGCTGTTTGGTTTCAGGATCAGGAATAACATCTTCCGATAAACTTACTCTAAATCCATGTGGGGGTTGCCCCTGTGCTCTGAAGATTTTTGTTGCTATTTCACTACTCATAAGACTGTCCTGTGTCATGTGTTAATTGTATCAGCAGTTCTTGCCACACTTCATCTGTTTTATGTTCGTTAAACTCTTCTGACCTTTCACCATTCTCTAGATAGATACCGCCCCAAACGCCCCACTCATTGTGGGAGATGCCCCATTGCAAACACTCTTGGGCTATGGGACAACGGGAACACATTCTATCAATGACTGATCGTAAACCAATGTCTTCCTCATACTTCTCAAAGAAGATTTCTACATCCATGTCTACGCACTTGCCGTCATCTTTCCAACTTAACTTAGCCATGACTTAGGAATCCTCCAACCGTCTTCGGTTAGATGATAAACCTTTACCTTCCACCACTCGCCTTCGTGAAAGCGAGCCAACTTACCTAGGGAAGCGTTAGGAGTTTTCTTAACTAACTCAATAACATTGAACTGTTCCCAGTAAAGGCTTGCCTTGCTGCTTACGATCTCTTCCATTTTGTTTAAACTGTCAACGAACATATTCTATTTCACCTTCTGTTGTGTAGACGATTTTTTTGATTTGTGCCTCCTGTATTAGGAGGCTACACGGCAGACAGGGACGGGAGTTACGATCTTCGCCCTGGTTGTTTACCCTGGCGATGTAGATAGTAGCACCCTTAGTGTTATCTCCTGCCTGCCTAATGGCTATCTCTTCTGCGTGGTAGGATGTGTGTTCTCTTACTACATCCTGTGGTAGGAAGGCAGGGTCATTGCGATGTTTATTATACCCTACTCCCATTACGCTACCGCCACGCACAACGACAGCACCGTGTCTCTTGCGGAGGTCACTCTCTGTTGCGAAAGCACGAGCCACCGAAAGAAAACTCAAATCTTTTTTACTAAGCATCAGTACCTAAAGATCCCTAACTCAATGCCGTTTTCTTCTGCCTTGTTAGTCAAAGCAGACAAACGACGGTTCTCTGGGTTAGACACATAGACCATGTAGTCAAAGCGATCTATCTTATCTTCTGCTAGTTTGGCGGGTAGTGTGTGAAACTTCGCCTTGATGCCCCGACCTTTTAGACTATCCTCTGTTAGGTTAGTAAATGATAGTGCGAGGTCATTTGTCTTGTGTGGGCCTACTGAATAGATCTGAAACTCCTTGTCTCCTGGTGACATGGATGATAGTGCAACACCCATAGCACGCATGAGGACTTGGTAGTCATTGAAATCTTTACTGCCCTGTAGCAATACCTTCATTATTTTTCGCTTTCACGTTGGAGGCTATCTAGGATAGCCATGTGCATCTTTATCTGTTGAAACGACATTTCGTCTGTGTCGATAGGACGAGCAGCGGCCCTGTCTGGTTCGCCATCTTCATCTACTTCTGTTTCCCACATCGTATTGTCCCATACCCAATAGGCTTTACCATTGACCATAGCGACTGTTACACGAGTGCTATCTTCATCGTCGTCTTCAAACATGATACTATTATACCATTTCGACTAGGCTTTGTCAACTACTTTTTTCGTACTGATTAATAATCATTCGCAAAGTATTGATTTCCTGTGGAGTTAGACACTCATACTGCCTAACTTCATCACGAGATGTTTCAGACAAGTCAATCATTGGATCTCCATCTTCATCAAAAACTAACTCTAACATCCCGTTGATCCACAGGGAGAACACATCATTATTAAATTGAGATTCATGTTGCTTAACAACATCAGGAATAAATTCCTGTGCCTCATCGGTCAATCTAAAGTGACCATCATCAACCTCTTCAATTGCTCCGATAGATTTTAAGAACTCCATCATGTTTTCATCCATGTGTGCCTCCTAGATTATTATACTACATCATTCCGATGTTGTCAAGATAAACCTGAAAAACATCTTTGTCTTTTGGATCTGGCTTGTCAAACAATGGATCATAGTCTTCTCTCTCTTGCTCCCTCCAACGCTTTTTCATTGTAGCGATGTCATGCACTTCAATCATTTGATTGCTGTCTCGCTTTCCTAACGATACCGAGTTATAAATGGCACCGCACACAGCGTCAGCCAAGTCCTTTGACTTCTTACGAGGGTGGTCTACCTTCTTATCAGATACGATACGCAACTCTGTTAGTTCATCAAGTAGCAGTTCGATCTGAGGCATTACAACACGATCCTCATACACAAGCATAGCCATGTCTTCGTAGTGTTGCTTTGCTACTGATAGTGTGTCTGTCTTAATGCCCACCTGTTTTAGTTCATTCTGAATATCAAAACTATTCCAACGGTCAAACGAAACCACCCCTAACCTTGCACCACTACGACGCAAAGAGATAATCCAATTCTTAACTTCTGATAGATTGACTGGCCCTTCTACCTTTGGCTCCCACCATGCAACCATGTCTACTACTACCATTGGTACGATTTGTTTGTAGTCATTGAATGATTTCATCTCTACCCATTTTTCAACGTGAGCAACAGCAACGGCACACTTGTCTACTCGCTGTGCTAGGTCAGCGTGAACGTAGTAGGTTTCATTTGGATCAAACTCAAACGAATGATCTATGCGACGAAACTTATCTAGTGGATTACGAATACTCATTGATCGTTCTAGTGCTTCCCTATTCTTAAAAAATGCATCGGAATGGAACTGAGGCATACAAGCAAAACGCATGAGTGCATCTCCTGGGTCTGTGTAGAACGCCAACTTAAAATCATCTATTGAACGTGTTGGGTTTACATCCCAAGTGGGACGCTTAATAGCAAACATGCCTGGAAACCTATAACTTACAATGTGATCTTCGTCCCACTCAACTGTGTAGCGGTTGCCTTCTGCATCTCCTAATTCTTCATTCATAATGAAGTCATGGGTGCGTGTGATAATTTCTTTTTCGTTGATGACTTCATCATACCGTTGCGAAATGAAGTCACCCTTGAAGCGAGGGAAGGATAGCAGCACGACCTTTCCATAGTCAGGGAAGCGACTATCGACTGATGCACGGAACGCTTTGTAGATGTTATCTGCTGTCTTAGCACTCTCGTTTCCTGATGCTGATTCTTGTGCGAACCCTGAGATCTCATCAAGGATAGCAATCATTAGGTTTAGTCCTTCGTGTGACTCTCTTTCTGAGTGCCCCGAATAAACGGTGATTGTTTTATCAAACTCAATGTTATCCATCTTTGCTTCGTACTTACCAGCGAACCAAGGTGAGCGTTCAATCTTCTGACGGAAGCCGTCAATAGCATCTCCTGTTGGCTTGCCGTAATAACCTGCTGGATCTTTTAGACAAAGAAGTTTGTAGACCATATAAGCCATACCAACAGTAGAGGTAAAGTCTTTGCCGCTTCCCTTACCGCATTGTAGTATGACTTCTGACTTAGTGTATTTGGCATGATGCTCTCGTCCTTCCCTATCGCCCATCATCTTAATCAAATCATCCATACGATAGATCTGGCTCATAGTTTCTACGAGTGTGTATTGTATGTCTGATAGTTCTGGCTGCCCCAGGTAGTCCCTAGAACGCACAAAGGTACGCACATCAACGGGGTACTCTTCAAATGGATCTTCATCTAACGCATCAATAAAACTTGAGAAGTCTAGACTCATTGATTAACAACCTCAACAGTTATGGCTTCATCGGGAGAGGCAACTTCGGCAAGACGTTTTGACACTTCTACCTTGCAGGTGTCGCACTTGCCTGAAACCTCTCGCAGGATATTTACCAAAACTTCTTGCTTGTTCTCCATCTCCATGAGTTCTTCTGCGATCTCTTTGTTTTCTAACAGTCCTGCCTTTTGTAGCATTTCGATACGCTTGTTCTCAATCTCTAGGATTAGTTTTAGTGACTGCCGTTTTTCTCCTAGGTCTCCCAGAGACTCTGCACTGTCGATAACCTCGTAGGCTTTCTGAATAAGTCTATTGTAGTGTTGATCTGCTGTGGCTAGTGCCTCTCGTGCCCTTGCACGGATAGCATCGTTGTTGGCGATCATTCCTCGCCACTCATCAAGCAGACGAACAACACGGGTTCTTGGCATGTCTAGGGACTTAGAGATTTGTATCTCCGTACTTCCCTTTACATATTCACTTGCCACCTTGTTTACTTCATCAAGGTGTAGCATAATGTCTGTGTCGTTCATACACAACTCCTCATGTTAGTAACTATTATACCATAGGATGTGGTGAGGGGCAAGGTGTTGCCGCTGCCCTTGCCCCTCCACACTAGCAACCAGTTCCTTTTACGGTTGCATTCCAGTGCTTTTTTCCACTCCACTTGCCATTCCAGTTCATTGCTGTAAAGAATGCCCTGTCCTGCCAATAGCGGTTCCACCTATGTATAGGCTTCTTATGTAACTTCTTTGCTCGTGGTTTCAGATAGTCACCTGTCTTCTTCGACTCTTTGACCATCATGTGAACAAGTCCATCACGCCAGGAGTTATCAAGAAATTGGTATGCACCTCTTGCACTTGATACCCTGTTTGCTGCCTTGTAGCGGTAGTTGCTCTCACGCTTCATCACACACTTGCGGAAACGCTCTTGACTTTTGTGGTAATACTTACCACGGTAAAGAGACTTTTCGTAGCCCTTCAAGTCTTTTGCCTGTCTTGATACCGCTGCCTGAAATTCCTCAGGCATTTCTTCTGTTCTATATTCTATTGTTCGTTCTTCTAACAGAAAAGGTGCGGCTTGTGGCTGCACCTTGTCTACTGTCGCTACCTTAGTTGGCGGCGTTGCGCTTGCTGTCGTGCAGGCAGTCAATAAGATTCCGACTGCTGCAATGACGGCTACTGCTCGTTTCGTCATAGTT